CTGTTAGCTTCCCTACTACCTAAAGTTTTTTCAAACTCAGTCTCACCAAGCGGGGAAATATTATTAACTGTAGTAGTATTAGTAACTCTAGGAGCTTTATTAATTAAGTCTAAGCCTGTAGGAGTCTGGTGAAATAAATCTCCATTAATATTAGTAACAGTAGGCGCAGCACCTGGTTGCGCGGTAGGTGTGCGTAATTGACCCTGCTCATCCATTAGCAGCGATCCAGGTTGTATAGGTTTAAGATTATCTTTAGCCGCAAACCCTTGAGCATTACCGCCACTAGCTATAACACTAGCATCTGTAGCGTGATTAGCTAAGGTCTTAGGAGTCATTAAACCTTTAAGTTCTTGAGTAGCCATAGCCCTAACAACAGGACTTTGACTCGTCATAGCATTCATAACTGCGGCTCTAGGGTCATTCTGGTAATCCTGCATATACTGCTGTAACCCATGCTCTGTATGTGCTTGCATAGCTCTAAGCATATCAGTTTGTTGGGTATTGGCTTGTTCATTATATTTATTAGCTACATGACCTTGTAGCATCTGGGCTATGACTTGTAAAGGACTTAAATGCGATAGTGGGCTTGCTCCTACATTTTGTATAGGCTGCAATGACTGCATACGCATTATATCAGCCATACGATGATTTCGAGCTACGTCGTTAGACACAGCTGCCATAGTAGGGTCTGTATTCATACCACTGCCCATATTCATACCCATAGGATTCATAATATTGACTTCCTTATAGAGTCTAGTGCCTCTTCAGATATTTTTATAATAGTTTCTATATTAGTTCTAACTTCAGCATATATTTCAGGATACTTAGCTTTTAGTAACTTTAATCTATCTTTAGTATCCTTCAAATAACCAGTACAATCCATACAATCTAGGCTAGTATGTTTATAAGTATAGTGTTCTGGTAACTTTATATCAAAAGTCTTTAAAGCTTCTAGTACTTGATGGTCTGTAAAATCTTCTATAGGATTATATATAGTAACCCCCTCTACTACAGACAATGATTTATAGCCATCATAAATCTCATCTGTAACTTTGCAACCACGTATTAATAACTTACTATCTAAAGCTTTAATTAAGTTAATAGTAGGTAAAGTTAGATTCTTATAACAACAGGACTTTACTGATTGATACTTACCTATTAAAGGTGCTATTAAATCTGAGGGCTGCCCGTGAATCTTCCAATCACTATCTCTATCAGAATGTAACTCTATAAACTTTTTACATAATGGTTTAATAGTATTTATAAATTCTAAAGCTTCAGGAAAACTCTTACCAGTATTAACAAATACTACATTAATATGATCTAACTGGTTTTGTAGCATCAATAAGCACAGTAAAGAATCCTTACCCCCTGAGAATAGTAGTATAGGTTCTTTAAATTTACTAGTATCTAACATATTAAGAGAACCCTAAAGCAGCTAAACCGCTCATAATACCACTACCCATACTAGCAAAAGTGCCAGCAGGTGCCATCATAGCCATACCGCCTAGACCTGCTAACCCTGATAACATATTATTACGACTACCCACATCACCAGCGTATTTATTCAAATCACCTTGATAAGAGTTATATATTGAGTCAGCTACTGGAGTTGTAGCTACATTAGTATCACCAGCTATACCAGGTTGTAGATTAGGTATAGAGCTATTTAATATGCTCCTAGCATTACCTAATTCATTTAGAGCTTGATTCCTGGCATTATTTTCATTAGTAAATCCTTGAGTAGCTGCTGCTAAGTAATCACCAGTTATTGCAGGTAAAGCTGCTTGTGTAGTAATGTTAGTACCTACAGCATTAGCCGCATTATTAACTGCACCACTAGCGATATTAGAAGTAGTTAGGGCTTCTTTACTAGCTTGATCTCTGATAGCTTGGGCTTCGTCAACACCTTGTCGTCTAGCAGACATACCCATTCCAAATAACCTATCCATAGCATCTATGCCAGACATATTAGCTGTATTACTAGCACTGGTATATGCGTCATTTTTGTCTCGCATAAAGTTACCCATAGCCCTATCATAGGCATCTGAGCCTAGTGTGACACCTTGCGCAGCTAATTTAGCCTCTAAGTTACTAGCTCCTTGCTCATAAGTAGGATCAAGTCGAGACTTCGCTTGATTATATAAAGCATCTGCTACAGAGTTTCTAGTAGCTTCATTTGCTACTGGCATATCAGGTGCAGAGTTAAAATTAAATGGAGTGCTAATAGTATTCTGTAAATTAGCTATACCACTTTTATTTAAAGTAGTAGCGTCTGGAATAACACTTAAAGCAGACGTTGCTAAATTTTTAGTATCCGGTAAAGCCCCAGCAACTTTATCCAAAGTATCCTGGGTATATTGTAAACCAGGAGTCCCTGCATTAGGTCTACTTAAAACTTCATTAGCTCTATTAGTTAACCCCGCTACACCGGCTTTACTTTGATCCAGGATTGCTTGAGTTACTGGGTCATAAATAGTGGTAGATGTGTATTTATTAGGGTTATCAGGATCTCTTAACCATGAAACCGTACCAAAAGGGGTCTCTTGATCATATCTATTAAGCTCTGCCTGAGTTTGTGCAGTTTTAATATTAGCAGCAGCTTGAGCATCCGCCACTACTCTAGGATCAGGGGTTTTTGGAGCTTTAGGTTTACACATATTAAACCTCTTGTAAATTATATCTCATCTTCGTAGCTAACTCTTTAAAGCCCATACGCTTCCAAAGGTTAACTACTCTACAATCTGTCATAGCTGTACAATCTAAATACTTTACACCACGGCTAGCTAGTTCTTTTAATATAAATTTTACTAATATCTTGCCAAGTCCATTTCTATGCTCAGGAACAATATATATAGTATCTTCTTCAGCTATTAAGTCTTGATTGTGCATACTTTGGGTAATATAAATATTGCTATAACCGCAAACTTTACCATCTACCCTAACTACAAAATTTAGCAAAAATCCTGTAGCATCATATTCTTGATAGGCGTCTAACCATATATTATAAGGACTAACCTTTATACCATCTTTCAATAGCCTAGCAGCCATTTCTTCATAATGCTGCTTATATAAAGTAGCTAATTCTGGGTAGGATTTAGTAAAACCTTCTAGGGCTATTGTATACATAACTCACACCTTAGTAAATTGTATTGTAAGTCTATAATATTGCATCACAAATCTCGTATAAATATTGAGTAGATACCCAAATAACACCGGGACTAGAGGTCTCAATCTTCAGATTTAGGGAATAATACATACCAGGCATATTACTTAATGTTACCCAATCCATAGTAGTAGTTGAGCCAGCAAATACACTTTCATCCCATGTAGCAACATCCCATAAAGGTGGTGCAGTATTACCTATATAAGTATATTGCCAAGTAGAGTCTGAACCAAAGTCAGTATCTAAACTAGCTGAAAAGTTAGCTGAAGCACTTCCTGTTAGTACAGGTCTTAGCATCTTAACATGCTTATTATTCTGGTTACTGCCTAATGTGGTAAATGCTTGCTTAGCCCTAGCTATAATATTACCATTATTATCAGTATTACCTGTCCAAGCCTTATATATCTTATTATGACAAGCAAAATATAAATTACCATCATGTACTACCCAAGCCTCAGCAGACATACCAGTAAATCTAGCCCACTTCATGCTAGTAGTATTCATTACTAATTGATACGAATATATATAGTTAGAAGCACTATCTAATTTATAAGGTACATTAATAAGTAACATACCTGGAGAAGGATAATGTAGTAACTGCCACCCATAGTTATCACTAGTTACTTCTATATAGTTTTGTAAACTATTTTGAATTTTATAACTAATAGCCGCAGCCCTATCAAAAAGCGCGTTACTTAATGCCTTAGATAATGGATACAAGCCATTAGTAGTAAGAATCATTAAATCGCCACCAATCTTAGCAGTGCAATTTTTAGATACTGGTTTACCTATATAATATACACCTACTAAAGACCAAGTAGCAGCATTACTAGGATCATAACCGCTATAAATAGCTACCTCACCTTCAGTAGTAATGAATACTATCATATCATCAAGACCATTACCCCCATCAATAGTCCAACTATCAATACATAGTATAGACCCCCCTCTCTTAAATACTGCCCCTAAAGGATAAGTAGATGCTGCTCCAGAAATTGCGTTAACACCTAAATATGCAAAGTTTAGGGAGTTTTTAAGGGCTATATAAACCCTTTGCTGAAATACATGAAGATAGTTACAATCTGTAGAAGTTATACCTGTTATAGCTGGAGTAGATACCCCATCCATAGCTACCCAGTTAGTGCCATCATATAGCATTAATTTATCTACGCCATTACAAGCCAGCATAAAATTACCACCAGCGGTAGACGTATTAACAGACTGAAAAGCCCCATTAGTACAAACTATATCAGCTACTGCAACAGCCCCACCACTTGTAATATTATAAATACCAGTTTGGTCTGTTGCAAATAGCTTTTTAGCCCCTGTAGGACTGGTATAACTTAATAAAGCTCTAATATCGTGGGGGCTTCCTGGTGGGTTATCAGTTGGTACACTGGCAAAATTTCCCCAACCCTCTCTTACCGCTAATCCTGCTTGAGTAGGCCAAAAATTATCCAATATAATAGCATCTTTAGCTGGCATATCAGCTATACTATCTAAGCCATTTAAACCGCCTAAAGGTGCTGATACTATTTTAGTTTTAGATTGCATATTAACCTACTGGCCAATTACTATCAGGAATGTAGATACCAGGTTTTACAGTATTAACTTCTGCCCCCATATCTATCTGTGTCATTTGACCTGCCTGTGAACCTAATGACCTTAAAGTTCTATTATACAAATCAAACTCTACAGCATAATTCATACCTTTTTCTTTTTTCCAGAGATACCGTAAACCTAGTAATAATATAGTATCATTAATTATACAAGTATCAGTATCCGCAGTGAAATACTGTTTAGGATTATTGCTAACATCTTTTACACCATAATTAGCTTTATACTCTACGGCTAATGTATGAGTATTAGCTACTACTGGATACAAATGCAAAGAACCATCTATAATCCTGTAACTAGGATATACAGAACTATATGCAGCTAGTGCCTTAAGCCTTTCCCACTCATTAGGTGTTAATGGGCCTCTGATATTAATTACAGCAGTCCTATCATAGAACGAGTTAGGCATAAACCATAAAAAACCCGGAAATAGGCTAGTCATCGTACCTTGGATCTCTGCACCAGTGCTAGTCCAGGTCTTTATTATAACTTGCTCTACAAACCTACTATGATTTAAAGTTACATCATCTAGTACTTCATTCATTAAGGCTACTAGCTGCAATATCTGTACATCATTAGAACTTACAGCAGCACTAGGTTGCCTAATACCAGTTCTCTTGCAAAACTCTTGTACTAACTGTAGTAAATTCATAATCTATGCGTTAAGTAGTAGGTTGTAATTTTAATCCAGTCTTAGTTCGTTCAAGTGTCTTTGGCTTATTATCTACATGAACTTGTGTAGGTTCATCTGATAAATCTAACTTTAAATCTTCATCAGTAATATCTAAATCAGGTTTATTACCTGAGATTTTATCAGATACTTCGCTAGTACTAAACATTATATCGTCAGGAATCCGTTCTCCTCTCATAAACATTTCTGCCTTAGCTTTCAATGACCTAGCTCCCATACCTAGCCGCTTAATAGTCTCTTCATTAGCCAATGCTAATTCTTCAATTGTAGAAATATGCACAGCTCCCATAGCTTTTAATAATTGAGGTGTAGAGTGTTTCCAGTCTTTCAATGGCGTACCCCAAGTAGGCTTAGGTATACCTCTCTTCCAAGCTTGGTACTGCTCTTGAATCATAAAAAGATGAGACTTAGGAAATCTACCCTCACTGGCATCTTGCTTTTTCTGCTCTAGCCATTCTTTATAGTTTCTAATGACACAATCCTTAGAGCCAGCAGGATGTACTTTAATCATATCTACGGGAATACCTACAAATTCACCTTTTTCTAAAGTAGCTTCTCTATCCTCTATTTCAATCTCTTCAAATTCTACAAATGGTGGTAACTCAGCTTTAATTTCCATAATACCCTCTAAATAGGAAGTGGGGGACTAATCTAAGCTCCCCCATCTTATAGTCTCCTAGAAACCTCTAGGCAGGAACTCCACACATACTAGGATGGCAAAGTGATACTACAGCATAACCAGCACTAGGTGTGCCATCTGCTGACTTGAATGTAGCGCCTTGAATCATACTACCTGCTACCGCAGCATCATCAACTGTACCAGCAGTAGCTGTGCTAAACACTTGCCCTTGAGCAGCTACAGTACCAGCTTTAACAGGAACAGCACCCTCTATAGCATACCAACCATACTGGTTAGCTACATTAGCACTCATAGCTACGCCTACACGACCACGAGTAGCAGCTACAGTACGTACAGTCAAGGCACCATAGTTATCAATCATACACATATCACCTACAGCAGTACTAGCTACACCTTTAGCGTAACAAAATGTAACTACACCATAGGTAGCGTGTTTAGCTTGTACCATAGTGCCTAATTCATGCTGTTGTGTAGTCGAAGTATCCTCAATAGGTTGAAACCCTGGATAGTTCGACAGTATATTCCAATTTCTTGTACTCATAATATCTCCTAAATTAAATAACTTTAATAATACAGTAACTATTAGGCTTTCAAGACACCTTGCAGTGATCTATTGCTAATAGTTAAATTACCCATCCAGATAAATGGCATAATTACTGCATCCTGATTAGTAGGTCGAGCTTCTGGTAATTCTACAAAATCAGCATCACGATGGGCTGTGATATTAAAGTAATCAGTATTCAAGAAATACATATGATTACTAGGAATACCACTACCACCATCAAAGATAACATCAGCCGATTTATACTTCAACTCGGTAAAACCACTATTACCATTCTCAGTATTAGTATAGCGTTTGTTAGACACTAATCCCATTTCATAGAATGTGAAGTAGTTATTATCACTAACAATCAGATCAGGTTTGTCATCACCACGAGTCAAAGCTAACCAAAGCGGTTGCATCAATGATTCCATAGTAGTAGCGCCTGGGGTAATAGCACCACCACCTTGTAAGGGAGCAGCGGCACTTTGCACTTTATTTTTCCAAAAAGTGTAAGTACTAGAATCTATACCACCAACAGTGCCAGTACCAGCATCAGCTACTAATGCCTGCAAACCATTAATTTGATTAGACAGCGTACCATCACTATATAAATCAGAACTAAAATTATTTCTAAAAGTTCTAATAGCATTGGTAGTACGCGCTTTTACCAGTTTAATGATCTGAGATTTACCACTATTAGTACGTAACTCTTGACCACTTGCAATTACATTAATAGCAATTTGTCGCCATTGAAACTCCGCAGCACTAATAACGTCTGATGGCGAAATATCTAAACGATCATAACCACTGAATCGTTGATAGCTACCGTTCTCAGCGTAATCTAGTGGAACCACAATACTTAAACCACCATCTTCTAAAGTAAATCGCTCTTTACCAACTAACCTACGATATAAAGCATTATTCTTTGTAACATTATCTTTAATCTCAGCTCTATGATTACGAAAAGTAGTAGATACTAATTCCGTAAATGTACTATTCGGTGAAGGCATAATAAAAACTCCTTAATTAATTAAGTGCGCTGCTTTGCAGAGCATCATAAGCATCATTTAATGTTTCATCTATAGATTTCTTAACACCATTACTACCAGAAACTGTAGATTTAACATTAATACCTTTTTTCTTCTTAGCTTCTTCTAAAGCCTTCTTACTGGCCTCAGCATCAGCTTTAAGTTTTTCCTCGCTTAGTCTGGCTTGTTCTGCTGCCCTTGTAGTAGGATTAGCCCATAAAGCTCTATCGTAAGCATCTTTCAAGTCTTTAGCTACACCACTTTGTAATAACGCAGCAATTTCATGTTGTAATACATCAAAATGCTTATGTTCTGGCATTGCTTTAAACTCGTCTATCGTTTTCTGAATTGTAGCTAATTCTTTAGCCTGTGCTTGTGTTAGCTGGCTATTAACACTACTCTTCAAATCTTGAATCTCTTTTCTAAGCGCTGTAACTGTAGAGTCCTCAGCACCAAATAACCCATGATCTATAGTTATACCATAATGATTAGCTAGTTCTCTAAAGTACTGTAGCTTTTGTTCTTGGGTGGATGCACTAGCTATAAGATTATCTGCATTAGCGAGCGCACCTAAATAATCTATAGGGTTCATACCTTGTTGAGATAATCTTTCTTGATAGGGCTGTAGCATCTTATGAACATTCTGCCCATACTCAGCAGCTACTTTATACTGATTAATGCCGTTAAATACATCCTGTTCTCTTTTTAAAATCTCTGCTCTAACATCATCCGGTAAAGTATTAAACTTAGCAGCTACTTCAGGCTTCCACGTGTTTGGTGCTTTATCTGTAGTAGCAGTTGTCGTAGTTCCTGTAGTTTCTCCTGTTTGCACAGATGTTGTTGCCGTAGTCTGCTGTGTATCTGCTGTAGCTGTTTTCTCAGCACTTTGCGGCTCATTAGCACTTTCCTCACTATTAGTTGATTCAGTCTTAGTATCTGGAAATAACCCTGCACTAAGCTCATCTAACATATCCTGAGTTACACCACTATCTTCACTACCGCTATTCTCAATATTATTATCCATAATAATTATATCCTATTAATTTGAACATCGAACCCTGCTTGCACTTCTTTAGCTAATCTTTCTACTTTATCAGTAGGCATACTCTCTATCTGTTTCTCTACTGATTCTTCTATTTTCTTATCTAGCTCTATATTAGCTTGCTGCCTCTTCCTAGTATTATCCTCATGCTCGCCATCTTCTAACAATCGGCAGTCATGTCTAGCTAAGTTATTTCGATGTTCTTGCTTACTACCTATCCATTTATTTGTGATAGGGCAAGTATATCCTACATTATCGACTTTCACAAATGGTGCAGATATTAATCTATACAAATTACCACTACATACATTACATTCCTGCCTATTATCAAAGTCTTGTAACTTTATAAATCTGCTAGTTACGTTACCACAATTTCTACATTTAAGGTCGTATAGTGGCATTTTGTGTACCTATTTTTTGTAATTGAGCGTCTAATTTAGCTTGACTTAGCTGATTTTGCCTAGCTATATCCATCATCTTAGCTTGGAACTCTGCTTCAGCTACTTTCTCCTCCATCTGAAGTTTTTTAGTTTTAGCAGCCATTTCTTGTTGCTGTAACTGTGCTTCTTGCTGCCTCTTCTGTAACTCCATCTCATGCAACTGAGCGTCTTGCTGTTGTTTCTGTTGAATAGCCCCCTCTCTGGGATCGTCTTTAGGCTTAGGCTCACTCATCTGCTCCAGCTCTTTCTCAACTTCATCCCCAAACCTATATCTTCTAGCTACAGCAAGCATCATAGCTTTAGCTGCTCCAAATGGTAATGTTCCATTCTCTACCATAGGTGCAACTCCATTCATAAATTGAGCCATAGCATTCAGGAACTCTGATATTTGTTCTTTATCATCAGAATATTCTAGCTCTAATGTACTATTAGTCTCTATACTTATTCTAAAATTTCTAGTAAAATCGTTTCTAAGTATCCCTATAACATCTTCCCAAGTAATAGCAGTAGCTAATACCTTAGCTTGCTCTACTTTAGCTATTAAATCTTGATTTTGCTGTAATTCTGGCTTTTGTTGTATTTGAGCTTGGGCGACCTGTAGTAGCTTAGCTGCCTGCTGCTTCTGCTCATTAGTAGGTAAGTCGATACCAGTCATCTTACTAATAGCCCCAATTTGAAGTGACTGAACAGCTACTTCAGCCATAATTCTGTAAAGTTCTACAATATATCTATTAACTTCCTTTTGATATTTTTTAATCCTAATACTGCCCCACTCTGATTTCAGGCGTTGTGCTCCTAAAGTTTCTGAAGCAGCCGTATTACCTCTCTGAATATCAGCTATACCAGATAATTCTTGAATAATAGCTTTAATTTGAGTTCTTTGAACATATAGTTGTTGTAATACTGTAACTAACTTCTCCACAGGCATTAACCATATAGCTTTATCTAAACCACCACCTTCCAAATGGTTAGTACCTTCTAAAGCTAATAAAGTATTATCCTCCATCTTAAATAACTCTGCCATCTTAGGGATACTGGTATCTACAAAACCTCTAACCTTTAATGCAGCTATAATTTTTCTAATTCTTACAGATACAGAATTTAACTCTTTAGCTTGCTGCTCATAAACACTATACAATATTTGTGGTATCATACTAGAGATACGTTTAAACATATGTAAAGGCTCTGGCATCGGGAAAAACCCTTGTACGTTTAAAGGATCATCTACTTCAGCTATAATATCTTTACAACCATCAGCCACAAACACTACAGTCTTAGTTTTTTTATCCCAGACTTCATAAACACTAGCAACAGCAGGGATATCTATCTCAGTAGCCCCTGTAGCAGCTTTCTCAGATTTTAAAGCTTCATTACCTGCAGAGAACTTTAAATCTGTAGGTATTTTAACTTTCTTCTCATCACCTAATATATTCTCTAGTAACTCTTCTAAGTCCTCTTTACTAAGAAAATGCTGAATAGCTATAAATGGTACGTCTTTCCAACTTCTACCATAACCTATAACTAGTCTATCCCAAGGAATTTCCTCCGCACAAACTACCTCTTTACTTACTTCCCCAGGTTCATCACTTTCCTTAGATTCATATATTTCTGCATCATATTTAATTCTAGCTACCCCCCTACCAGGGACTAATGCGGATCTTACATTTTTATTAATAATAGAGTCTACAGATTCATAGTCTGGGTCAGGGTTATTAACCATAAACTCTAATAATCTCTCAGCTACCTCAGAAGCTTTTTTCCCTACAGGGTCAGCATCATCATACCTACGTTTAACAATAGGCTTAGGTAATATACTATAAATAGCTGGAGCTATAATTTCAGTGTTAGCATACAATATATTAAAAGGTATTTCTTCAGTATCTTTACACTCATATATCTCCATAACATCTTGAGCCTTCTTTCGCCATTTAACTTCAGCGTTAAGTCTAGCTTTAATATCTTTAATATATTTCTGCGACCTAGTAACCGCTTCAACTTTAGTTGTCATTCCCAGTTTTCCTTCTGTTTACGTTTATTAGTCAATTTTCCTACTATTTCATTCATAGTGCAACCTAATATATCTGTACTGTTAGGATTCCTGTAACCTTCAGAATTATTATCAATAAAGTAAGGTCTACTCATGCACGCATATCTAATATCATCTAGCGCATGATCTTCCTGGTCTGTATCTAAGTCCTCTGCATTATTTTTATCATGCTGCACTACTGGTATAGTCCTGATAGCATCTACACAAGTTTCCACTATATACAATAATGGCCCCTCTTCATTACCTTTTAACCTGATTCTGACTTGCTCCCACCCTGGTAATCTTTTATTATCAGCCTTAAACCAGTTACAACGAAACTTTGACATATCTTGAGCTATACTAGGGCCGCCATTTTGTATAAATATAGCAGGATCAGCTACTGCATAGTTTATAACTTCACCCTTTTCCCTCAATTTAATACCTTTAGCAACTTCAGTAGCTACCATTCTTAAACCAACATTAGGCTCACTAGCTCCATACCACTCCTTATACCTAACTATAGCATCTTTAGGCAACCCCCAATTCCCGTCACTTAGTACCCACCAACCTACACTAAACGGCTTGCTAGATCCCCAATCAAAGCTTCTAAATCTTGTAGCTTTTTTAGGTATGGCTTTCAACCAGTCTTTATCTAACACATGCTTCGTACTATCCCAGTCTGAGAAATATGCACCATCTACTATATCCCAATCACCTTCTAACCATGCTTTAACCAAAGCTTCGCTACCAGACTGCTTCAATCTAAGCACATAACTGGGGTCATGCCGCATCACTAACTTATTATCACTTAGTTTAGATGGTATAAATACTCTATCAATAGTAACTGTAACTAGCCTATCATCTACCATCAATTCTTCTACTTCTTTAATAACTCTATAGCCTTTAGGATCAGGCTCTATATACCTAGCTTTAACCCAACCATGTCCCGGCCCACCAGGATTCCCTGTTAATCTAATTCCACAAGGTACGCCTACTGCCGATCTTAGTGTAGCTTTTAACTTCTGAATAGGGGTAGGGCTAGGAAAATCACCAACTTCTTCTACATAAATCCTAGTATAACTATGACCTTGATAATTACTAGCATCTTCATCCCTTTCCAGGTATGCAAACTTTAGCCTAGCCCCATTAGGCATAGTCCATGTAGATTTTTTCTCATTAAAAGTAGCTCCTATCTTAGGAAACAGCATCTTAGTCCTAGCTATAGCTTCACTTAATTGAGTCAACGATCTTCTAACAAACAACCCTACTGCATATTCCCCATATTCATTACTATGCTGTAGCCAATCACCTATTGAAGCTTCAGTTTTACCACCTCCCCTAGCCCCTCCGAAAAATACTTCAAATACTGGACAAGTAACTAGATGAGTCTGTGGCCCAGGTTGAGGTTCCCATATAATAGTCTGTACTACATTCTTAGCCATACTATCTACTTATAGCTTCAGGTTTAACTTGTTCTGCCCATTCATCTGCTGTAGCTACTTTACTAGGCATAGCTACTACAAATTGATTATTATTAACTACTCTATCACTAGTGTCTAACAACCCCTGACTAGTTAACCCCATCTTAGCTATTTCTATTAATTCTGGTGTCTTAACTATACCTAACTCTACCCTATTATTAAGCATATCTAAAGTATTATTAGTTAACCCTCTAATCTTTTCAGTAACTGACTCACTAATTATAGGATTAATAATTTCTTCTCTACGCTTATCTAATACTGCCTGAAAAGCATCACTCATAGTAACTTTCTTAGCCCATTCCTTAGTAACTCCAAAATGTGCTGCAAGTTCCTCTAAGGGCATAGTAGGATTAGCTAATACTAAATCCATCATAGCCTTATGAGTATAGGTTAATTGGCCGTTTACTACACCTTGCCTTCTAATAACTTCAGTCATGCTAGTACTCCTATAGTAATTTCTAGGCATGATACTACTAAATTATAACTTAACACAAGCATATTCTAGGCTAAAACTATATAGAATAAAATTCAGGGCTAGTTTCCACTAAAACTTAATAAACTCTAGTATTAAATCTAATATAGCTATATAAATTCTAGGCTCAGGTAATATAAAATTTAGTAAATAGTAGGTAGTAGGATAGCTATGAATATTAGGATAGTTGTGAATATTTATTTTTTATTTGGGGAGTGGGTAAGTGTGGACTAGCTAAAGCTGCTAAGCATCTACCCCCCACCTGCCCTTCACCTACCCCATAGCACTATTTACTATCACAATTTCTATTAATTTCTACTCTACTATCTACTAGAACTATGTTACTAGCTAGACTAGGTATTACTAATCTATAACTGAAATGGATACTAGCATCGACTACTATATTCTAGTAATAGCTATGACTAGTCAGCCAATTGATGCTAGTTACTATACTGATATGTATAGCTATGATTAGTGGAGTAATGGAAATAGTGATAAATTGATGGAGTGTGGATTAAATTGGTATGACACTTTCCCTTTTTTCCTTAAAAACTAACCAATCCACACATTCAATCTACAACCATTCATCCAAAGTTATCTAATTATTACCACTTACTATATTATTTCTACAATTATTCTATGAATTTCTACTCTATAACTTTCTATACCAGATTATTACTGATTAATTTCTACCATTGCCCGGAAATTTTACCTAGAATCTATTCTATAACTCTATACTATATTACTTACTACATTAATACTATAAC